CTGCATCACTTATTTGACGTACGTTATCTAAATCAACAGCACCAAGATTTATTTCTAGTATTCTTACTAATCTATTAAAAATATCTGATGTAACTTGTTCAGAAGCTAATGGTAATTGAGTTTGTAATATTTTACTCATCGTTTACCATCTGGCTTAATATCTACTCTTGTAGCACCTAAACGCCAACCAATAGATAAATTACCATCATTTGTAGCATCATCATCTGATTCAAAACGCAAAGCCATTTGTCTTGATCTACTACGCACAAATACTTGTTGAGTAGATGAGTTTATGGCACTTGTAGAATTTGTAGTTAGACTATCTCCAGGAAAGTTTCTAGTTTTTAGCACAACATTAACATTTCCATTATTGTCATCTTGTATAAATTTGTAGTCTGGTATGATTCTTTTTATAAAACTAAACTGTTCTCCATCACCAATATCCATATCAGAGCTTTCTATAAAAACATTAGTCATAGGTGAACCATCATCATTAAAACCTTTTTCTTGTTGAAATAGATAGCTATTACCGACAGCCCTAGGATAATTTTCTATACCAGCATCTAACCAAGCTGTTCTTACAAGTTGTCCATAAAACCAGATGTTTTCAGCGTAATTATAAATTACATATCTGTCTATTTCGCTTGAGCTAGCAGAACAGTAGAACCATCCAACTTCATTTTTATCTGCTATTGTGAAAGCATTTATTTTAAATGATTGAGTAAGGTTAATATCATTAAAGACATAGTTATGCACAGAGCAAGGTAAATGTTGGACAGATCCATTGTATACGTAAAAGTTGTTGTAGCTCATCCAATACACGCCTTGTGGTGCAGTTACAGCTGCTTTAGGACCTACTAAACCCACGCCCTCGTTAATTAAATTTATTCCAAAAGTAAACGGTGGTCCAATAAACTGCATGCTATACAATGAAGTATCAGTCCATACCAATATTTCTTGCCTAGCCTTAACTCCACCAATAATTGCAGAACCACTAGATAATCTTAGTGAACCAGCAGTATTTGTTGTGAGTGGCTCAAAATCTAATTCATTTTCTTGGTCACTAAATGCAATTAACATCGGATCTATACTGCCTGTTCTTGAAGAGCCTGATATTGGATCTGCACCTAAAACTATTAAATGCCTGTCTTTTTCTGATGTTATCACTTGTAAACCTACCGTTGGTACTAAATTAGCACCAGATATACCCGATAGCTCTACAGCTCGTGTTGTTACGCCATTATTCTCTGTCCATTTAAATATACCACCAGCTCTGGGATTTATAATTAGATCTTCACCAAAGTTATCATGAGACCATATTCTAAGTTGGTTTGTTGCGTCCAAAGCACTTGTGCTTCCAAACGTTCCTGCACCCCAACCATCTATACCCCATCCTGTGCCTGGAACAAAAACATCTAAACCAACATTAACTTGGTAAGCACCTACAACTGAAGATCCGCCATTACCACTGTCAGATGAGTTTGCAGTAACAGTTGCACCAGATGTGTCTTTAGCTTCTATGGTGTAACTATTAGCATTGACTATGGTTGCTATTTGATATTCTTGATTTAAAACAGCAGCAGTAATATTGCCGCCTAATGAAGACGCACCACTAAATGTTACAAAATCATTCTTTACAGCCCCATGTGCAGTATCTGCAACGGTTATGGTAGCATCACCATTTGTGGCAGAAAATGTCACATCACCTGCGGATGTTGTTAATCTTATTGGTGTTATATCGTTAAATACTGTACCACTTTCTATATAGTATTTAAGATGTGTTCCTATACCAAGGTACTTTGTACCACCTAATGATATCCATCCATGTAATGCTCTAGCTGTGCCTAAGTATGTGGAAGATGATAATTTTTCCCAGCCACCAAACTTTTCTGGTCGACCTTTTCTAAAACGCACTAAGTTACAATCGAACCAACCACCCTCATTGTCGTAAGCAGTACCCTCTCGGTTGATACCTGGTCTAAAAACTAATTTTTGTAAGGGCACTTAAACCTCAGTCCAATCTTTGCCTTCAAACAACAAAGCTTCACTTTTTCTTCTCTTTACTAATCCCTCGTTGACCTCGCCATTTACTTTATTCCATCTTTGTATTTGATATGGTATATCCGCCCAATCAACATGCGTGCTGTTTAAAACTTTTAACATAGTTGAATTTTTTAGATTAGTTGGACCTAAATTAAAAACCCAAGACACTAAAGCGTCAAACTGGTTTTGGTTTAACTCAACTTTTACTAAATCATGAATATAACCCTCATATTCTTTTAGTTCATGAGCTAATAGATCTTCAGCTTCTTGCATAGTAATAGACATGTTATCCTTAACAGGGGTGCCATCTTTTAATTTTAAAGACCCATAACCTATTGTAGGCTTGTTAGCAGGACATCTGTAAGACACAGCATTACCATCTGCATCTTTAGGACAACCCTCATAATGTTTTATAAGCGTTACGCCTTCTTGTGATATTTGCATGTTACTCTCCTTTATCGGGGGTGTGAGATGCTCCGAAATAAAACGAAATAATTGCACTCGCTAGTCCTCCTAAATAGCCAAGCACTAAGTTAATTAACGCTTCGCTGTTTTGCTCTGGTGGTTGTAAAGTAACTAAAAATATATAACCTAAAAATCCACCAATCGTAAATAAACCTATAATTCTTGCAGTCCAATCTTTACTAAACATACCTCTTGCATGTTGTTTGTCTTGTGTCTCTAACTCAAATACTTTTACACCTAACTCTTCCATTTGTATTTCAAATTCTTGCTCTGCTTTTTTAAGTTCTAGCATTTGTTCTGGCGTAGCATTTTGTATGGCTTGTTGTATAGATTTTTGGTCGTTCGGCACGCCTAAAACATCAGCAATTTTATTCATCGCCATACCGCCAAGTGGACCACCCATAGCAGATCCTATAGTTGGTGCGACCGCTCCTACAATATTTTTAATTAAATCTTTCATATTAAAAACCTCGTTAAAACAGCAATACCAATAGCACCTATAAAACCAAAGACTCCAAAGGTAGCAGCTTTTATGGTTGAATTTATATAGGTAATTTCTTGTTTGATATCAGAAAACTCGTTAAAAGCAGTTTTCCAACGTTCATGAGATATGGTTTCAAGCTTCGTAAGCCTTTCTGCTACATCATTAACTGTCATTTTTTTATCAATCATTTTGTAACGTATATATTTTAATTGGCTTTACTTTGCCTTTAACAAAAATACTTTCAAGCTCTTTCAATACAATTTGATCACTGAAGTCACTTGCACTGATAGTATCATAACCTATAACAATATCTTCTCCAACTTCCTTAGTTGAACTTTCAAGCCTAGCTGCAAGGTTAACTGCATCACCTATGGCTGAGTAATCAAACCTAGTATCACTACCCATGTTACCTACTACAGCGTATCCAGTATTAACACCTAGTCCTATTTCAATACCAAGATCGGCTTTTTTAATATTTTCTTGTATCTCTTCAGCACATAATACAGCTACAGTTTCATGATTAGGTAAATCTATTGGTGCATTAAAAATAGCCATCATTGCATCGCCTATGTATTTATCCACCATACCTCCGTATTTTTTTACTGCGTCAGCTTGTATAGTTAAGGCTTTGTTCATAATTTTAGTTACTTCTTCTGGCTCTAGTTTTTCAGACATAGCAGTAAATCCACGCACATCACTAAATAAAAACGTGCAATATCTTCTTTCACCACCTAAAATTAAAGATTCTGGATTATCTTGTAATTTTTTTACTTGTCTTGGATCCAAATAATGCTCAAACTGTTTTTTAATTTGTTGTCTTAACTTATATTGTTGTCTAAATCTAAGGTAAAAAGCTATAGATCCTGTTATAAATTCAGATATCAACGTCCAGGACACATCAATTAACAATCCCTTTTGTATTAAAAAATAGCCTGTTACAGCAGTAATTAACATTAAAAAGGTAGCAATACTTATACCCCAAGTGATACCTAATATATGCAAAGCAAACCAAACTAAAGAAACAAAAACGATCAAAGAGAATATTTCTACAGCTAACGCATAATCTGGAATGTAAGGACTATCTTGTATTAATATTGATTCTGCTAACGCAGTTTGAATTTTATGTGGTTCTAATAAACCTACAGGTGTAGCTATTTGTGGCATTACTCCATTAGCAGTTACACCAACAAATACAAATTTTCCTGCAACATTTTTTTCTTGTAAAGTAGTTTGTTTAGTGTCAACCCAACTAATCCACTTACGTCCAAGGCTATCTGTTTTAACTGGTGGTATACCTTGTATTGATATTTCTTCAATACCATTATCATTAGTTTTTATAATGTAAGTTTTTACACCTAATAAAGATTTATATATTTGTGTACCAAAACTAGGTATCCATTCGTTGTTCGGTGTTTTTACTAATAAAGGTATTCTACGTACTAATTGATCTATATCTGTGGGAGCAACGGCTAACCCTTGAAGTGTGTGATTGGATAAGAGAAGCAGGTTCTCCTTCACTCCCGTAGATATTATACCACCATTATCTTCACCAAGCACAACTGTACCTGGTGTTTTTGGATAATTACCTTTACCATCTTCAAACATAGCTAACACTGATGGGGCAAATTTTAAAGTTTCAGCAAATATTTCATCGCCACCCATACGATCAGCTTGAGGAAAACTTATCACCCAACCTATACCTACAGCACCATTATTAATCAAATCTACTTGTATTTCTGCAAGTCTTTGTCTTGGTATAGGCCAACCACCCTCTCGCTCTACATCGTCCTCAGTTATATTTAATATTACGAAATTGCCAGATGGCTCTGGTGTTTTTATGAAAGCATCAAATACTTTTAATTTTAATATTTCAGTTGGTGGAGATTGATATATTACTGGTAATAACAGCAATATAAGCATAGGTAATATAAGTCTTTTCATTTAATTACTTTGAGTGATAGTAATAATGCTATCGCTTCCACCATTAATTTTAATTGTATTAGACACACCATCTTGAATCAAAATCACTGTGTATGCAGTGCCACCATTGAGATCCAATCTAACGCTTTCATTGACTTTTCTACGCATACTTAAAACACCATTAGTAATTAACGTAGTAATTTGTGTTTCTTGATCTTGACCAAAATTTGTACCAACAATTCTAGTAACGCTTGATGGTGCAAGCGGCTCTTCATCTTCATCCACAGCTAAAGCATCTACGACTTGCAGTAAATCTTCTAAATAATTAACGTCTAAATAATTTATATCTAACTCTGTAAACTCAAGATTGCTTTCTTTTAAAAAATCCTCAGCGAGATAATCCACGTCTAAATCATTAAAATCTAAGACATTATCTGTTTTAGATGAAGTTGTTTCTTCCTCAACTAATTCTTCTTCTTTTGGTGGTGTTACTATTAACATGTTATCTATAACATCTAAAGTTAGATCCAAAATAACAGGTTTTGTAGGAGCAGACTCAAAAACACTTACTGTAGTGGCTTCATACGGTTTATTTAGTAATACAGTGCCCATAGCAGTAACTACCTCTATTTCGCCACTAGAAAGCCCCAGAGCGTCTGGTAGAAGAATTATAAGGCTACGCCCTAACTCATCAACTGTAGCCGTAAAATCAGTTCCACGTATTGCTATGTTAGCTGTGGGTGTTTTAAGAAATATATTTTGTTTATCAATACGATTTAGATTACCTGTTATGAATCTAGCAGTGCCTAGACCAAAGGTAAGTGCCATTTTTGATTTGCTGGGATCTGGATCGTATATATATTCGTCTATTAAAAGCTTACTGTTTTCTGTAAGTTTTACAGTAGATTGATCCAAAAAAGTAATAGCCATACGACCATCTTTTGTAATGGCTTCATCATTACTTTGTATAGCGAACTTTAAGCCTGCATCATAAGGCTTATCTCTAACAATTTGTGCAGTGCCGTTTAGTTCAGATATGTCACCAATATCAACAGCTTGTGCTTGTACCTTGGTCGTTTTGAATAACGCAAACGGTAGAAGCAGCAGTGCCAGATACAGATATAATCTTGAGCCAGTCATTATCTTGTGTACTTAATTGTGAAATATTAAATGTTCTTGAGCCACCTGTGTGATCAAGGTAAAAATATCCACCTGCTGAGGCTGTTACACCTGTGCCAGTATAAGTAACAGCATTATCTGAACCATCAATATCCATATAATTAGTTGCACCATCTATATTAATATTAGATGTTATGGTGTTGTTAGAACCATTAATAATCCAATCTAAATCTAAATTTGATGCCATAGCAGTAGTGCCTTGATTTAAAGTAAAGGTGTTACCACTACCTGTAACGTCCACATACTGATTAGAACCATCAGAGCTATAAGTGTCTGTTGGATCTACTTGTATAGTAAAAGTATTAGTACCGCCATCAAATTCGTAGAAACCAGTAAAGTTATCAGCAAATATATCACCTAAAAATTTATTAGTCGCACCAATCATATTAATATCAAGTGTCATACTATTACCATCTAAATCAAACGCAGTTAAATCTCCTGCTGTGCTATTAAGACCACCAATAATATTTGATATACCTAATTGTTCGAGGTCAATATTTGCTCCTGTACCTGACTGATCAACATATATTTCGTTATCTGCTGAAAATAGTGCAAGTGAACAAACAGCTAATACGCTTATTAGTTTATTCTTCATCATTTAATTCTACTCCTTCATTTTTATTTTGTAAAACCCAGAATCCTTTTTCGTATCCTGTTTCTACTATTTCTAATACACCACCTTCGATAGCCTTCATTAAGGCTATTGTAGATGACTCGTTCCTAGCATTACCCAACTCTACTTCAACAAGTTCGGTATTAGCTTCAATAAACCGAAACACATCTTCAGATTTACCATAGCTGAAAATAGTTTTTTGGCTTAATACTTCTAGTAGGACTTCGCCTGTTGCAACAGAAACCATACGTAAACTTACAGTTATGTTGTCTTCTCTGTATTGAATACTATTACCAATTCCTAGATATCTAGCTCCAATACCTCCACTTTCTAAGTTAGCTTCATAAGAAATTACAGCACCTTCAATTAAAATACCAGCAAACAATAGAGGCCTAAGAGCTTTTTTCTTTTCCTCCTCATTTGCAGTTTGTTCTCTAGCAGAGCGTATAAGCTGTCTTTCTTTAGTTAGATTGTCTAAACCTACCCTTTCTACTACTCTAAAAAATTTACCATCACCTGCGTGTTTTAGAGCCCTTATAAGTAATGCATTTGGTTGCTGAGTTATAGCAGTGCTAAATAAAGCAAACTCACTATTACTTTTTCTTTGACCAGTTTGATCAGTAAATGACATAGGATAAACCGCTACTACAGGACTAACCTGTGGTATAGGAACATTTTTTAGTTCTGGTGACTGTAAATCTTGTATTTGTGCTATATCTTTGGAATATCTTTGTTCGTATGTATCTTCAATCTGATCTAATGTAGAACAACTAGAAAGTAAAAGTGCCAATAGGAATAACGATTTCGGTAACTGTACCATCTGCCTCAGTAATTTTAAGGGTTAATGTTATGCCATCACTTGTATACTCTATGGTATTACCTTCTAAGGTGATGACACCTTCGCTTTGCGGTGTTTCTCCGAATAAGTTATTAACTAACTGTCTTGATAATTCTGCATAAACTCTAGACTCTAGGTTACGCATAAATCTTGCAAGAGTAGAGTTTTCTTTTTCTCTTTCAATCTCGTCTTGTAAAGCTTTTATTTCTTCTTTGATTGTTAGCTTACGTGTGTACTCTTGATTTTCTATAGTTAAATAATGACTAGATGTTCCAATACCACTAAAACTAGGTGATTTAAATTTATGTACTATTTGATCTGCGTTTACACTTGTTGCAGTCGCATAGGCTAACATAATCAAAAACACTAAACATGCCCAACCACCTATTTTGGCTTCAACATATCTGTCGTGATCAGTCTTTCCTTTGGTCATCTCTATCAGCTTTTGCAATTTTATTGCTATTTATAAGTTGTGGTACTCCTAAAATAGTTTTTATTAGTGTATCTTGGCGTATAATTTCATTATCCAAGCTACGTACTCTATCTATTAATGCTACTAAAATACCGTGTTGTGAGTCAAGTTTTGTACCCAATCTTTCCTCTAATGCGTTAATTTGTGCTTCTACTTTTTCATCTACAGCGTCTAGTTTTGTTTCCATACCATCAACTATACGTATTACAAGTTTATATATAAACCATCCAAGTCCTATTGCTGCAGCTATTGGAAACCCAACTTCTTGAATTATGGTAACGGCTGATTCCATTAATAATCACCCCAAACTTTCTTTTTTTTGCCTCCATCATATTCTACAGCATGACCTTCTTTAATTAATACCTGGCATATATCTCTACCGTCCTCTGTATAGGGTATACCAAGTATTCGACCATATTTACCTTTACCTAAGGACTTTACTTTAAAATTACCAATACATAGCTCTTTTAACCTTGCTTTTGCAGCCAGACCAAGTTTTTTTTCTGCAAGATCTCTTGTGCGGCTTTCTGGAGTATCGATACCAGCTAACCTTACGCGTTGTTTATGAAGTTTTACATCAAAACCTAGATCTAAACAACAATCAAAAGTATCACCGTCAACAATACGCTCTAGCGTAGCATTATATACAAACGCATCTGGTGATTTAGCCATTACTTACTTTGAGTTTTTTTTACTCTTTTAGTAGTCCAGGCTTCATTAACATTTGGTGTAGACTTATCATCAGCTACATAATGACCTTTTTTGTTTCTAGTTCTTACTTTAACTTCTGTTGTACCAGTAATATTACCCCATAATCTTTTTAAAAAACTCATATTACTTATCCTTAGCTTTTAAAATATTTAAAGCACACCAATCAATTACTTTATATAGTTTTGCTAACCATTTATCTCCTTGTGGAGTTGGTGTTACAGCAGCTACAAAAGATGCTATTGCAATTATTGTGCAAATCCATGTGAATATATTTAACCAAATCATTTATTTCTCCTGTAATTCTTCTTCTTCTTGAAGCTCATCTGTCTGTTCGTCAACTTGTTCTACTACGTTGTCTACTATACCTTCAGTTGATTCTGCTACAGTATCAACAACAGCTGCTACATCCTCTAATGCAGAATTTGTTATATTACCTGCTGTTTTAACAGTGGAATCAATAACGCTAGTGGTTAAATCTTTACCGCCATCTATAACAGCACCTACAGTTGCACATGAAGCTAAAAATAAAGCTCCAAAAATTATTACTATTTCCTTCATAAATATCTCCTTTAGTTTTCCAAGGTTTTAGTTTCTGTTTCTAAAACTTCATCTGCTTGCTCTTTTGCCGAGTCAACAAATGCTTTTTCAAAAACGCTCTTGCTTGCTTTAACTTGATCTAATTGGAATTGTATCCGTGCTTCTTGGTTAGATAAATCAAGTATTTGTGAATGTAAATATTGTTGTTGTGGTGTTAAATCGGCAATTTTCATCTCCTTGTCGTCTAACATTACTACTGGATCTTGGTTTTGTTTACTCATATTTTACTAGCTCAAAGTTTTAGTAACACTTGTTGGTGATACTTTTTCAGCTATCTGTGCATCTAATGACGCTTTTATAGCAGTAACAGTATCCGAACCCATAGCTGTTTCTACCCAACCCTGTACGTCACTTTCTTTTAAACTTGACCAATTTATAAAACTAGATAAATCATCTGTGCTAACAGCTTGTGAACCATAGCTAGTAGCTGTCCAGTTGTTACCGTCACTGTCTTTATTAGTATCGTCTGTTGCAGTAAGTCTCCAATGTACGTTATGTACCACGTTAGATTTACCACTTTTAGAGGGATATGTATCGCATGTTTTACAATCCCAAGTATATCCTATTGCCATATTTATTCTCCTTTTAAAGTTTTAATTTCAGATTGTAAGGCATCAATCTGTTCTTGTTGTTCTTGTATAGCTTTGATAAGTGGAGTTACTAATTTGCTATAATCCATCTGATAATATCCATTTTCTCTTTGT